GGCGGTTTCTACAATTGTAAAAGTGTGACAGCTCATGCGAAAAACACAGGTACATGGAAGAAGACACCAAAGAAAGGTGCACTGATCATCTTCAGGAACGGTTCACACATTGGATCCGTGCGGACGTACGACACAAAGTATGTGTATACGAATGAAGGAAACACATCCAGTGCAGCAGGCGTGGTTGCCAACGGCGGGGCATGCCGCAATAAAAAGTACAAGCTTACAGATTCTTCTATTGATGGATATGTGTGGATCGATTATGGAGTAGTAGCTGATCAAACATCGACAGAGACTGCCGTCAATCTGAGCAAGACTCCGAAATGGGTAGGAAAAGTCACAGCAAACGAACTCAATGTTCGTTCCTGGGCTGGTGCAGAGAATCCGAAGATTAAAAAGTGGCCACTCCTCAAGAAAGGGAATCTGGTAGATGTCTGCGATACCATTAAGGCAGCAGACGGCTCGAACTGGTATTATATCCGGATTGATGGTAAGTACTATGGATTTGTTGCATCGTGGTTTATCAAGAAACAATAATAAATTACAAGAAGAAATCCCGGCAGGTACCCATCTGCCGGGAGAATATTGTATCATCATTTCGTGTGAACTTTCGTGAGAACCAGTAAGCATTTTTTATGTTTTTGCTATCTTTATATAGTGACAGAGAACATAATAAAAACATTGATTTTACAAGGGTTTCCAGACTTTTCTTGTATTTACTGGTATTTGCGAGTTTCTTCAAAAATCGGTTCGAGTCCGGCCAGCGGCATTTAACTCAGGCTCTCTGATAATCAGAGAGCTTTTTTTGATTATCAACATTGTAGCTTTTTTATGAAAAGTTTATAAAATTTCATAGAATGGACATTGAATCTTGGAAAGAAAAATGATATGGTACATGACATAAATGATTTTGAAAGAATCCGGAGATACTAAATACCGGGACTTTCGAAGATTTGGAGGACAAAAGATAAATGAAGTTTGGGAACAAAAAACCAGAGAAAATACCTATGTATGTATATTATATCATTGCAGGTGTTATCATCGTTCTTCTGAATATGCTGGTTGTTCCGGCCGTACAGGAACGAAGCGTGCAGAAGACGGACTATTCTACGTTTATTGAAAATGTTGAAGATGGGAATGTAACAAAGGCTACAGTAGAAGAAAATTATATATATTATGAGATGAAAGACAGTAATTCCGGGAATATGGTTCTGTGTAAAACTGTCAAGATGGATGACTCTGATCTGGTTAATCGCCTGTTGGATGCAGGGGTAACAATGGATGAAGTTCTTCCGGAAAGTCCTTCTATACTGGTGACACTGCTTCTCAGCTATGTAGTACCAATCGTGATCTTTATTTTTATTGGTCGCTGGCTGAGTAAGAAGATGATGTCATCTATGGGTGGCGGCCCTGGTGGTGCAATGTCTTTTGGCAAAAGTAATGCCAAGGTATACGTGAAATCTTCTACAGGAATTAAATTTTCTGATGTTGCAGGTGAAGATGAGGCAAAAGATCTTCTGACGGAGATCGTTGATTATTTGCATAATCCGCAGAAGTATACAGAAATTGGGGCGTCTATGCCAAAGGGTGCACTGCTTGTGGGTCCTCCTGGAACAGGTAAGACTCTTCTTGCCAAGGCAGTTGCAGGTGAAGCTGAAGTTCCGTTTTTCTCTATTTCGGGATCTGAGTTTGTAGAAATGTTTGTTGGTATGGGCGCGGCCAAAGTACGTGATCTTTTTAAACAGGCAAATGAAAAAGCACCATGTATTGTATTTATTGATGAGATTGATACAATTGGTAAGAAACGTGATGGAGCTGGATTTACAGGTGGCAATGATGAACGTGAACAGACTTTGAATCAGCTCCTTACAGAAATGGATGGCTTTGATGGATCCAAAGGCGTGGTAATTCTTGCGGCAACAAACCGTCCGGATTCTCTTGACCCTGCACTTCTTCGTCCGGGACGTTTTGACAGACGAATTCCGGTAGAACTTCCGGATCTTCAGGGCCGTGAGGAGATTTTGAAGGTACATGCAAAGAAAATCAAGATTGCAGATACCGTTCGTTTTGATGATATAGCGAAGGCTGCTGCCGGCGCTTCCGGAGCTGAACTTGCCAATATTGTCAATGAAGCGGCGCTTCGTGCAGTACGTGATGGACGTAAATTTGCCACACAGGCAGATTTTGAAGAAAGTATTGAAGTTGTAATTGCCGGATATCAAAAGAAAAACCGTGTTCTTTCTAATAAAGAAAAACTGATCGTATCTTATCATGAAATCGGACACGCTTTGGTAGCAGCTAAACAGACAGAATCTGCACCGGTACACAAAATTACGATTATACCACGTACTTCCGGTGCTCTTGGATATACGATGCAGGTAGATGATGGAGAACATTATCTGATGAGTAAAGAAGAACTGGAAAATAAGATAGCAACATTTACGGGCGGTCGTGCTGCAGAGGAACTGATTTTTCATTCGATCACAACAGGTGCTTCCAATGACATTGAGCAGGCAACAAAGATTGCCAGAGCCATGATCTCGCGTTATGGCATGAGTGATGATTTTGATATGGTTGCGATGGAAAGTGTCAGCAATCAATATCTGGGTGGTGATTCCAGCCTGACATGCTCTTTTGAAACACAGACAATGCTGGATAAAAAAGTTGTGGAACTTGTTCGCAAACAGCATGAAAAAGCGCTGAAGATTCTTCAGGATAATATCGGCAAACTCCATGAACTTGCGCAGTATCTGTATGAGCATGAGACGATTACCGGAGAAGAATTTATGAAGATTCTCGAAACTCCTACACCAGTGGTAGAAGATACTTTGAAAACTTCCGAAGAGGAAACCGATAAGATATAA